GAGGGTGTAGTTGTACTCGTCTACATCCACAACCCAGTCGTCGTTAATTCGAATCATGTTCAGCCCTCCACTTCTCACGAATCTTGTTTGCCGTATCAGAGATATCGATTTCAATCTTCGTAAGAGATCCGTCGACCCACTTGTATACCTTGTAGGAATCAACCATCCGACCACCTTCGCCTGTTGGATATGGTTTGTTGGTGTGCCTATAGGTCTTCTTGTAACAATCCTCACATAGGGGATAAACCCAACCGACATCTGTCGTATGCGCATCTGGCTTGCCGCAAATCGCGCAAATGTTCTCACTCAAAACCGAGTATTTTTCTATGATTTTGTCCACCTTGTCATAGTCGCCACTGCTATCAAAATAGATTCTCAGTGAGCCATACTTTTCTTTAGCTTCTTCGACCTTTGTTGTGGGATCTACCTCATTGACTTCATCAACGAGCATCTGTCCAAAGGTCTTGAACCATCCATCTGGAATCGAGTATTCAAGTTCACTCAATTTCATCTCGCCACTTCCTCTTCTCTTTCTCGATTTTGTCTTTCTTTCTGTTTGTGTGCTTCATCTTCACCCGTGGCTCGTATTTACCGCACTTCTGGCAGTACCCTGTGTAAGATGCTTCGCGCCCTTTCTGACACTCGCCCAGACAGACGTAGTATTTGCATGGAGTTTCTCTAAATTTCGCCATAACACATACCTCCTACGTCCTTATTCTGTTTTTGCGTCTGTTTTTTTTGCGTAAAAAAAACGGGAGGCATTTAAGCCTCCCATAATGCAAATATCAGTTTTTCAAAACAACTTCGCCAATCTCTGGAAATACGGTCTTGCCTACATCAATGATTCTCTGGTTTGAAGATCCTCTAAAATCGAGTCTCATGTCACGAAGTTCATCGATGTAACTACCATCTACTAAGTAATTGGCGTATGATACCGCAAGCATTTGTTTGAGATTTAAATTTTCAAACTGGTATCCTGTGTATAGCCACTTCTGTTTATTACTGGGAATGATTGACAAGATGTGTTGAACTGTTTCAACATTCTGGCTTGCCAGTGGCTCACCACCAAGAATAGAAACTCTTTGTATGTAGTCCCTGTTAACCAGTTTAAGGAACTTCTCTTCTACTTCCTGTGTCCATTCTTTGCCGCCATTAAAATCCCAAGTCTCTTTATTGAAACAATTCTTGCAATGTATTGGACATCCTTGCACGAAGAGGGAGACTCCTACTCCCTCTCCGTTAGAGACATCCATTTCACGGATCTGTGCGTATCTCATACCTCAAACCCGTGGTCGTCCAGATGGACATACCTCTCTTTAATCTCTTGTGTTCTTCCCTTATTCCAGAAGTTTGTGCCGATATAGCCGCAAGTCCTTCTCGCGACGTTCATCTTGTCTTTGTCACGGTTACCACAATTCGGGCATTCCCAAATCAGTTCGCCATCCTCGTCGATAATCTTAATCTCGCCATCATAACCGCACACTTGGCAGTAGTCGCTCTTTGTGTTCAGTTCAGCGTACATAATGTGGTCATAAATGTACTTGATGACGTTCAGCACGGCGGGAATGTTATGCGTGAGGTCAGAACACTCGATATATGAGATTGCACCACCCGGAGATAACCTCTGGAATTCAGACTCAAGTGAAAGTTTTTCGAACGGGTCAATCTCCTCAGTCACATGAACATGATAAGAATTCGTGATGTAATCCTTATCCGTGATGCCCTCGATTATGCCGAAACGCTTTTGTAAGCAAGATGCAAACTTGTATGTCGTGGACTCTATCGGAGTTCCATACAGAGAATAATCGATATTCTCAGCTTGCTTCCACTGCTTACACTTGTCATTTAGCCTCTGCATTACCTCTAATGCAAACTCAGTACCTTCCGCATGATCTGTATGGCTCTTGCCAGTCATATACTTGACGCACTCATAAAGTCCCGCATATCCAAGGGAAATAGTTGAGTATCCACCATACAGATACTTATCAATCTTCTCACCCTTTTTCAGTCTCGCAAATGCACCATCTTGCCAGAGAATCGGAGCAACGTCTGACGGAGTTCCAACAAGTCTGTCATGTCTGATTCTCAATGCCTTGTGACACAGTTCCGTTCTCTCCTCGAAGATCTGCCAGAATGTATCCATGTCTCCACCAGATGACAGTGCTATATCTGGAAGGTTAATTGTCACGACACCTTGATTGAATCGCCCATAATATTTAGGATTACCATTTTCGTCTACATACGGAGTAAGGAACGAACGGCATCCCATGCAAGGATAGCAATTACCATTACCATTCTTGTCGATCTTATATTCAAGCATCATCTTCTCTGAGATATAGTCGGGAACCATCCTCTTTGCGGTACACTTTGCCGCAAGAACAGTCAGATACCAGTATGGTGAATCTTCGTGAATGTTATCCTCTTCGAGGATGTAGAGAAGTTTTGGGAATGCCTGAGTAACATACACTCCAACTTCATTTTTAAGCCCCGCAATTCTCTGCTTAAGGAACTCTTCGATGAGCATCGCCAGTTCCTTCTTATACTCAGTGGTTTCGCCCAGATACATACAGACGGACAGGAACGGTGCTTGCCCGTTTGTTGTCGTCATGCTATTGCACTGGTAATTGAAAGTCTGGACAGCGTCCTCAACTTCCTTCTTTAAATCCTCAGATGCATAAGCCTCTGCCTTCTCATCATCGAAGCCCCAACTCTTATACTTCTCAAGATAACGGTTATAGCTTGAGCGCACAAAAGGTGCTAAGTGTGTAAGCGTGACAGTCGCACCACCATACTGACTCGATGTGACCGCCGTGATGATTTGCGTTGCGATGGTCGTCGCCGTGATTAAACGATGAGGCTTCTCAATCTTAACCCTGTTAATGGCAGTGCCATTTTGGAGCATATCCTCAAGGTTAATTAAGCAACAGTTGTGAATCGCATTCATTGCGAAGTAATCCGCATCCAACACGCTTTCGCGTGTCTGACTATATCATGATCTTTCAATCCACATGGAATTAAAAGACCCCCAGAACTTCCACTATCAGAATTTCACTGATAATGTACTCTACTCACTTTGCTATGCAACGTCTTTCTCGTTGTCAGCCGCTTTCGATAGTCGATTAACTTTACCTTTAACGTCTCTGATGTATATTTTATTTTGAATTAATAGATTGATACGCTCTCCATTTGCGGCTCTTCTGATCAGAGCATCTGTGTATGACTGAGACTTTTTAAGATATTCTGCAAGGGTAGTTCTCGTAAACTTGATGCCGTCAATTGAGGATATCTCATAACGATACCTCCCATTCCTTTCGCCCTTGTTGCAACCAGATTTCAGTTGCCCTTTTGAAATATTATCAGATACTCTCCTTCTAAAATCTTCGTCATTCCACCTTTTGGAGTTGTTATACGAGACATTGTTCAATCCATTTATTCTCGCATGGTAATTGTTGTAGTTGTATGTACAGTATTCTAAATTTGAGTAATGGTTATTCAGTTTATTGCCATCTTTGTGATTGATAATTAACTCTTTATAGTTGGACGGTTTATCCAGAAATAAACGGGCTACAAGTTGATGTGCCTTGTATTTCTTCATCTCTCCGTCGATACACAAAGCGTATTGCAAATAACCAAATTTTGTAATTTCACATTTTAAAAAACGATTTCTAAAGTGTGAAAATACTCTACCATCTTCATATACATCGTAATTATAAAACTTTCTATATTCCTTGATGCTGATCACCTCTCAAAGCATCAAAGACGTTAAGGTCTTAGCACAGGATAATCTTTCAACTTCCCCTGTTAGCGTGTTAGTTTGCAGTCATTTCCTACTGTTACTAAGCGTCTAACACACACCCTACATTTGTAGGTTCACTGGGTTTTTCATAATGCATCACTGCATTAAGCCACAATTATTTTATGGAAATGGATGATCCCATCGTCATGCGCTTGCACAACATCTGGCGGCAGTAAAAATCTTCTTGTAATATCCGTACTTAAGATACCCGCCATGTAGTCACGCTGAACATTAAGCACCTTCGGATTCTTGTTTGAGTTTTCAGTATTCCAATACTCGCTCGTGCCGTCGAGGAGTTCTTGGATTTGACTATCAGTCGTGTTGTCATTCTCTCTCTGGAACTCTCTCACCCTTCTATAACCTTCATAGGCTTTTGCTGTGAGAGTCTGTCCTTTATCAATGAGTTTTTCAAAAACGGAATTTTCGATATCAGAAATATCTACCTCTTCCTCGTTGCGGTACTCCTCAAAGATATCGTTCGCAATATCTTTGGCAATCTCTTCCTTGACGATTCCGCTTCCATGCTTCATCGCCTTCATGATTGCACCATATATCTTATTAACATCAAACGGTGCAATCGTACAGTCTCTCTTGACTACGTTCATCAGACTCCACTCCTTATTTAGTTTTTATAGGACTATCACCCGTACATCTCGCCGATGATGTAATAGTCTCTTATATAGTCCAACGCCTCGTGGATGGAATCGAACGCCACTTGGCAGTCAACTTCGGACAGCCACGGATAGGTATGTTCAGTCCCAAACCCGATGACGGGAATATCATGGTCAACTGCGTACTGGACTTCTTGCGCAGTTCCAATAGAAAACTCAGTGCCGCTCAGATTCAACAGGACTAAGTCACACTGTCTGATCGCGTGGAAGTAGTAGTCCTTAATCTGTTTCTGAGTCTTATATTTTTGCTCTGAATAATCAAAATATGCGGTCGGGTCGAAGACAATAATCCTTGTCCCCGCTGTCTCAGCGATGGTTTCGAGAATCTTACGCGCATTCTCACGCCATTCCTTACCACCATCGACGAGTCCCTTACACCGTCCCGCAAGATAAATCTTAAGCGGATGCATTTGTTTTCTCCTTTTCTCTCAGTTTTTCTAAGAGATGTGTCGCATACCAGATAATCTTCTCCACATCTCTTACTGGCGTACCCTTGGCATTCCAACGGCAAGCATACTTGATGATGTTGCCTGTGTCAGTCGCCTCGATACCACTCAGTCCATCGGTGAATGCTTCGATAACATCGATGACCTCAAGCCCAGTCGCTGACTGATAGTGCGACGGATGGGATACGAGTTTGTCAGTTGATTCATACATTCTTCAAATCCTCCTTTGTGCAAGTAATCAGTTCTGAGTACGGGAGATCTCTAATCCATTCTCTGATTACTTCCCAGTGCGGCATCCTGTGTCCCTTTCTCTGGAAGTAGATGCGTCTCAGTTCCTGATAGTTAGTGTCCCATGTCCTCATCTGCAAAAACCCCTCTGGGAGAATCATCTTCGCACGAACGAGAAGTTCATTCTTGTACTCAGAGGTTGAATCTTTTTTGAGATATTCTTTTCTCATCCACTCAAGTTTATCTATAACGCTTTCCCACAACGTCTGCTCTTCGGCGGGGTAATCGAACTGCGACAGAGTAATCTCATTTTTATTATTTAAAAGTTTGTGCATCGTAGACTGCGAGTTCTTTGTGCCAAACTTATACGTGTCGAGTTCCGACCAGATTGCACGAGGGAGTGTGATATCCGTCTGGACATGAATCATGCGTAACAGTTTGCCGTGTTCGTCTCCTGATGTGATTAACTGCTTCGCGAGTTTCATATCAGCGTCGCCGATTATGAAGTTTACGTCACACCAGTTGCCATTTTCGTAATAACTATCGGATTTTTCGTGGGAATTATACGCATTACGCATTCCGCGTATTGCGCCAGCGAATCCCCAAACATCTGTATTTTCAAAAAGTACCTTCACTAGCGGGTTTCCTCCTTGTCAAAAAACGTGACTTTAGCAATGAAAGCCACGTTTTATTGTCTGAACCACATATGTAATCGTGGTATGATCCATTCGTTTCTTCGCCAAATAATCAAGATAACATCTCTACATATATATATCCGTGGCATTTTCACTCCTTTCTTTCAGAATGACTAGGAACGGAAGGACTTGAACCTTCAACCAACCGCGTATCAATGCCAGTTCCACAAGCTCTCACCATTTGAGCTACGTTCCTACCAACCAGACAGCTACACGCGACCATTGTTTATCTAAGACTGCCGCCCCTTTGATTCCATACGATGAATCGGCTATCCCACTCACAATCCTCGCTGTCTATTTTGGTTTGTGTGTTTTGCGCAAAACACTTTATGCATAAACGTCCGCACATACTCGCGCTAAGTATGATATTGGACGATGCGGTTGGAGGGACTCGAACCCTCACGGTTTAAAAACCATCGGGGCTTAAACCCGATGCGCCTACCAATTACGCCACAACCGCCAAGAGAGAGCAGAACCATCGAAGCACGTTCACTTATTGCCTACTCGCGGCATCACTCACAAAAACGCAAAAACCTAGTCATCCAATTTTTAGTCATTTCTAACGAGGCAAGATTTATTCTAGTCAGTAGCCCGCGCATCACGGTATGCGACTTCCCTCGTTGGGGGTGACCAAGCATCTCGTCATGTTTTATAGCCGTTACCATAAACTTTCAGACGCTCTCTATACATACAGATCAGGGATAACAACAACAGCACACACAACACACTTTGAAAGGAGGGGTTGATCTGTATGTGACAGGGCTTGCGGGATTCGAACCCACGATACAGGAGTCAAAGTCCTGTGCCTTACCGCTTGGCGAAAGCCCTATGTACCGCCTGTCACGGTCGTATTTCTACGGGTTGAGTTCCACGAAACGAAAGGAGACAAATATAGCCAAGATCAAAGCCACTTGATCTTCTTTGGGTCTACCCACTTGCCATAACCGACAATCTTCTTGCCGTTATCGCCACCATATACTGGAAGGTCATCCGACCAGACTTCGCCAGTCTTCGGGTCACGATGGTCGAACACGTAGTTCTTACCACCATACATTCCAGTTCTGCCAATCTTCATCATAAGCACTCCTCCTCTTAACCAAGTTCCTTCGTAATGAAGTTGTTGTCTTTGGTCTTCTTCTTTAAGTTTGCGACTGCTTTCTCACAGTTCTCTTTGCCGTCGTAGTAACCAACTTGAATCTTGTATAAGCCGTCCTCACTCTTTATTTCTGATTTGATCTTCCATTTTTCGAGTAATTCTTTAACTCTCTCATTCGCTTTATCAAGATTCGCGTAAGCACCCGCCTGTGCGCGGTAGTGCTTCCTATCCTTAATTCTAAAAATGTACGCGACTTTTCGCGATGAACATACAAGTTTGCCAATGAACTTCTTGAACGGCGCGTGTTCACCAGTTCTCGTACAATAAGCATGACCAGAGTCGAAGGACTTACCACCTTTGTAGTAG